TACCATATCGGCATAGAAGTGAGCTAATTCGTGTTGAGCGTCTCCAGTCACATCATTTACCCCGGCCCCGAAAGCCACGCCATGAGATTCGGAAGAAACATTTGTTGAGCTCCCAAATGCAGATTGGATATTAGAGTTTAATACATGACCAGTACCAACAGCAAAACAGTTATTGCCATCTACGTCCATGTCAGAGCCAGCGACTAAATTAAAATTACCAACCACGTCACTGGTATCTCCCACTACAAGGTTGTAGTCCCCGTCAACTGTGTTTCCAGTACCGCCTACGACATTACCCGGCTCACCATCTGTTACCTCGTTATTAGAGCCAGCGATTAGGTTTGAACCACCTCCAGCAGTATTCCCCGAACCAAACACGGCATTATAGTCACTCCAAAAATAGTTACTTGTACCGCCTACAACGTTATAATCTCCGGTGCCAGTGTTAGACCCTCCTGCCACTAAATTATAACTACCTAAAGCGGTGTGTGCTGTCCCGAAAAGGGCATTATACGCCCCAGTAACATAATTACTAAGACCTGATACAATATTATATGAGCTTGCTCCGGTAGCCACGGTATGAAGAGCACCGCCAACAATATTGGCTCCCCCTTCTACTCTACTCCCCGTACCACTAATAAGGTTAAGGTCTGAGGCAGCAGTGTTGTCGCTACCAAATATAGCATTCTGGTCTCCATCAACATAGTGGAGTTGTCCTCCAACAACATTTAAGTGCTCTGCTGCGGTTATCTCATTAGCGGTCCCCACAACAAAGTTAGAATCTCCTGCCGCAGTGTTACCCAATCCGAACACGGCATTCAAATCACCATCTACATAGTGAGAATTGCCGGCTACTATATTATAGTCCTCCCCTGTAGCGACTTCATTTGCTATTCCGCCAACGATATTCCCCGCCCCTTGGACATTATTTGCAGTCCCTCCTATAAGGTTAATATTTGTAGATGCGGTATTGTTATTTCCGAAGACGGCATTGTAAGCGCCAGTGACGTAATTACTCAAGCCCCCTATAATATTATATGCATTAGCGCCTGTAGCAACCGTGTTTGTTTGTCCGAATACAGTATTTATTGTACCTTGGACATCATTACCTGTACCCCCAATAATATTAAGGTTGGAAGCAGCAGTATTATTTACTCCTACTACAGCATTATAATCCCCGTCAAGGTAGTTACTCCACCCTGATACGAAGTTAAAGTCACTCCCTGAGGTAATAGTCTGTGATAATCCAGAGACAATATTATCGGCACCAAGGACAGAATTCCCTGTCCCCCCAACAATGTTTAAATTACCTGTTATGGTACCATTACTTCCACCAACAATATTATGGTCTCCGTCAACGGTATTGCTCTGGCCAAATACAGCATTATGGTGCTCATCTGTCGTTATGCTATTTGCCTGACCGCCTACAAGATTGTAATCACCAGAAGCAGTATTACCAAAGCCAAATACAGCATCATAGAGCCCATCAATAACATTACCCCCTGTTTGGTACAGAGAACCAGTAGTGCCATCAAAGAGGTTTCTCAATATGTCCCCTGTGACCTCCAATTCGAGCTCTTCTATATAATCGACAAGCTCGTTAAAATGATTGTTATAAACAGGTATCCACCTCTGTCCCTTGGGGGGAGAGAAAGTTTTCCCTGTTACCTTTAGGGTTTTAATGTCGGCTGGGTTGCTAATTTTTCTGTAATAGCCCATTTTATTTTATTTTTTAATATTTAGTCACAATCAGAACACGTCCCACAACCCTCAAAATCACAGATGCGGTTTATGCGTGCAAGAATAGAATTAAGTGCCGTGGTGCTTGAAGCAGCAATAGAGCTCTTAAGGGCCATAAGCAACCCCTCGGCAGTAAGAGCGTTTTGTAATAGTGATTCTCTGGCGGCAGTAGTTATGGGAGTAGTGCAAACCATAGTGGAAAGTTTAGCGAATAAAGCATCCACACAGTTTTGAGCATTACAGTATAGGTAGAATTCGAAATCCGATACAGCCTGTGTCCCGGTAGTAGAATATCTAACATCATATGCCCCGTCTATCCACGTCCCAGTAATACCAGTAAACTCCAAATCCCCAGTTAGGGGGCTTGCTCCGGTAATCTGAGAAAGGACATTGGAAGTTGTATTGGTCCCCGAAGGGCCTGTTATAGAGAATGAGGCTGCTGTTAGAGTGCTAGAAGTTAATCCTGTCCCCCCATCCCATTTTGTCCCATCACCAGTATCAACGCCCGTAGTATCTGTAATGGTTAAGGTGCCGCACTGTCCCTCTATAGTTATACTCAAGGTCGGTGTAAACGCCACAGTATATTGGTTTTATAGGTTACATAATAAAAAAAAACGAGGAGGGAAAAACAAACCCCTCCCCGTGGATATATTTGAGAAGAAAGGATTAAACTGCGATTCCAGAAGAAACCCCGGCAAAACTCTCTAATGTCTCAATAACAGCGTCAGCACCCTCAGTGGTAGAAAATCCTGTTACAAAAGCCAGCATAAGTTGCTTTGGCGATCTCTGTAGCATAGCAAGTCCAGCATCAGCATCATCAAAATAACCTATCTGGAGAATATCATACGCAGCCCCAGAGGTGGCATCCGTCCTAGCAGTAGTATTCATGAAATCTCTGCGATAGTCGTTCCCCTCATTGCCCTGCAAGAAATATTCAAGTTCGGCAATTTGCTCATATGTGCCAGATCCCTCAACGGCAGCAGTGGTATAGGTCGCAACGGTAGTACCGAAATTGTCTAATCCCACTAAGAAACGAACAATGTTGTTTATATGACCCGCTTTCCCTAGAGTAAATGTACGAGCAATACCCGTAAATTTCAGACCCCAAGCCAAAGGAGTATTAACCCTGGCGACATCGGTGGCAGGAGCAGCAATACTAGCACCCTGAAAAGGCACATCGAGAGTACCTACAAGAGAACTCATAGATGTTATAACATACGCAGGATCAGTAGATGCGGCACCAGAACCAGAAGTCCCAATACGAATTGTATCCCCAGCGGCAAAAGTATCACCACCATATTCGGCAGCAGAGGTCCATGTTACACGGTTAGATCCATTACGGCAAGTAAGAATATTATCAGAGTCAGTAATAGTAGTAGCCTCAACCACTCTCTCAACCCTCACGGGAGCCTGTGGAGATAAATTCATAGACCCTGCCAGTGCAAGATGAAGCCCTGAGGCAATCTCGGACTGGGTAGCAGTAAGGTCGGACTTAAAATTACCAGCAATAGAAGGTGCTTGGCCGAATCCCTGCCTGTCGCCCTCCTGGAGCTTCAGTCTTACTTCATAGTTATTACTATTCAAAAGATCAATAGACAGCGAAGTACCGTTATACCCCACGTATGACGCCTGCTGTGTTGCAGCTACATCTGCATTCCCTTTGAAGGACTTTATAGAAGCCCTCTCCTTGATTATGTCAGAATATACCAGCGAGGTACCGCTTCTCTGAACTACACGAATACCACTCCTCAATGTGAGGGTGTCTGTAAGGACAGTCGTAGCATCAACCCTGATATTATCTAAATTTACAACAGCCATTTCCCCGTCAAGCAGATATGTGTCTGAAGCGGCCAGAATTGGCGAACCAGCGGAAGTTGTCGGAGTACCAGCACCCCCGTCTTTAGCAATTAACAATGTCATTACATTGTTTTGAGTGAAAGCATTTCCCATTTTATTTAATTTTTTGGGTGAATATTCAAATTATAATTAATAATCTCCTAAGTAACTCCAGTTGAAGGATATTGTCCCGCGTACAATAAATGTCCCTGTCTCCGCCCACCGAGCAGCCACATTAAGAAACATGTCCTTGGCCGTTGAACATCCGTCAAAAGCAACAGCATCGGTCTCGGCAGCAGCCACTCTCTGATACGCTCCGGGAGCGCCTGCAGTACCAGCAGTTATACCGCCAGATGATCCGACTATAATATCTTCCATAGTGTCCCCTGCACCACCTAAATTCCCCGTGGCTCCTGTAGCCACAACGGTACCTAATCCTATTTCAGCAGCCGTGCTCGACGCAGAAGCCTCAACCTCAAGATCAAAAAGAGCATTAGAAACACGTATACCTCCCGCAGGGAAATCAAAAATCTTTTTTCCAAAAGCCAATCCAGTAGCACCGGGAAGGATTCCCGCTACCGTAACATCCGCTATATTAAGGAATGTCCCCGCAAGCTCTGTGCGGTGATTTACCTCATCGCCGTATTCGGTTATAGTAAGGCCCGATACCGCTGCCCCCGTAGTTGTATAAACACGGTTTTCATTCGTGCTAATTATATCAACGATGTCATTAAATTTCTCTGCATATACAGGAAGAGCCTTTTTGCCTTCTGTGGGAGCGAAATTCCTATCTGTAACCTTATTTACACTTAAAGATACTGGCATGTTATTAAATTTTTAAATATTATTATTCAGTCTTTTGTACTTCTATTTCTTTTACCTGCTCCATCTCCGGTCTCGTTACAGAAACCGCTATCCTGACAGCCTCATTAATTATCTCCCTATGGATACTCGGGTCTAGCTGGCAATCTGCAGAACTTGCTGTTACCGTAGAGGTATCTGCGAGAGTGAATGGAACTATGTCCACCGGCCTGCTCACATATCTCAGCCTGTAACTATCTACCGTATATGTCCCATCGGTTATTAGCTCGTGGCGCTTCTGGTTTGTTGTCCCCGAAACACCTGTGGTAGTATCCTGCCTGCTGTAATCTATCCTCCAAAGCAAATCGTAATATGGCTTGGAAAATGGATTGTTAATATCAGCCTGATACTCATCATGAGTCTTTGGGATCACCTTTCTGTTTGTTATCTTATAGGGAGTGCCCGTACATGTGTACTGGGAATTCGTTGATAACAACGTTATGTCAGCGCTTTCGCTCAAAGACCACATGAAGTTTGCTGGCAGCTTCCAGAAGTTTCCATTAGGGAGGTTGTAACTCCCCGTGAATGCCTCCATGGCTCCCGTAACCCCAAGTGCCGTAGCACCAGTAAAAGAACGTAAAAGAACGCTTTTTGTTAGCTCAGATAAATCCTTCCGCCTCTTCTCTGTCTCCTCTAAGCCTTCGTTATATTTATTCCCCGAAGGGTGATATCTCTGTTTAACGATATTCTCCTGAGCCTGACTCAGGAAAAGACTCCTCTCTGAATTGATATGGAACCCGTCCCCCGCCGAAAAATCAACCATGAGGTCGTACAGAATATCAAATTCCGAAGCCATTTGATTTGCAGTAAGACCTTCTGCCATAGTTTATCCCTCGTTTGCCTTTTCTACCAAGTGAATTATCTTTAATCTATCTTGTTGATACCTGTCGTCATCCAAGTGCTCTATCATGTCCTGTAAGCCTCCTATAGGATCTTTATCGTCCCCGATGAAATATTTATTCTTCCTACGGGCTAAGGCTTTAACATCTACCGCCTTATGAATTAAAAGTATCGTCTCATAATCTGGATCTTTCGCTAATTCAAGGAACCTATCTATTTTATTCTCTACAATATCAGCAACCTGTGTCTGTAAGAACTTTGCTGTCGCCTGCTTTGGCGGCTTCTGGGCATCCTTATATTTAAGGTAATAAATCCAGAGAAAGTCTCTCATCTTAGCCTCAGAGGTCTCCATCCTTCCGTATAACCTCCAAGCTTCTTTATTCTTATCGGCTCTATCAAGTTTCTGATTATCCTCCTCGCCGTCCTCTATTAAAGCAAACTGATATGTGCCCTTCATCAACCTCTCCTCCCATGTGGGAGCAATTTTGTCGGTATCAGAACGCAGCACCGCCCACTTTAAGAACATCACAGGATCGCCTAAATCATAATCGTCGCCATCCCGTGTAAGGGTAATCTCGAATTTCTTCCAGTAGTTTTCCCTTTTCGGGAGATGAATATTAAAAGCCTCTCGGTCCTTTAACCCCATCTTCAAGGCAAGAAAATCTAGCTGCTCAGGGCTCACCCCCTTTAAGGGATTAACCAACTGCTGTGTAGAGGAACTCGCCGGTACGCAAAAAATTCTTTTCGCATCCTGCATCATAACAGATGCTTCATGTTCCGGCGGCAACCATCCGCCACCACGGCGGATGATTTTAACCTTTACTTTTCTTGATACAAAACCTTCATTTCCAAAGAACTTATCCAATACGGTACCCCGCAATAGATCATTAGTCAATACATTCTCCATGCTTACAATCTCCTTCTATTTATATGTTAAAAAACTGCTACGCTAAAACACTCGGGATGATCCTGGCAACCCTAGTTGGGTCCTTAATCATCGCTCCAAGTATAGATGCCCTATGCATCACATAACCGTCCTTAGGATTACCCATCAGGGTATTCTTTCCGTCGGTTGTGAAAGGACTTCTTAATCCTTGCTCATATCCCCAGATATCCTCTTGGCCTTTCTGGAATACCAGCCTAATATTATCTTCTCCGCCTACACGGCCAACATTCAGAATGTCGTACTGATAAGACTTGGCTACGCCTTTTCCACTCGGGTGTTGAGTCTTATTTCTTGCACGGTCATCAAATGATGGATCTACAAATACTGAAAGCCTTGTGCCATCAGGTCCGCGATATGCGATGAAATTCTCTACCAGCTCATAACCGTCTCCAGACTTCTTGAGCATGTCAGTATTCCGCAGAGGAGTATAAAGCTGTGAATAATCCTTAATAGCCTCGCTAAAGTTGTAGGCTCCCCACTTACCTGTCCTCATAACAATCTCCCTGCGGTCTCCGTATCCACGGTAATCGTCAGAAAGGTCCATGATATGCTCACTCAGCCACTTGATATCTAAATCATAGTTGTTGTAGTAAGCGATATTACCGGAATTCATTTGTTGGTCAAGACCAGCGCCCTGCTCTATATGGTACCCGGACTTCCCTTTTTGCGGGAACAATCCTGCAGCCGTCCTATTTATAGTAGCAAAATTCAGGAGTTTATCCTTCATAGAATTAAACTGACGCTCAAATTCCCAGTCAGCATAATCCATCCATGTGGTCAAAGTTTTTTGGTTTCCACTAGCATCTAATCCCGCCCATGAAAAAGCAACGGGGCGGTTAATCATATTACCCGGGCGAACATCTTCCATGCGAATCATAGAGAAAACATTCTTCATGGTGAATGGAGAGGTGTAGTTGGGAGTACCACCTTTTTGTGAAAGGGTCTTCTCAACAATAGACCAGTCCTTGCTGAATCTTTTTCCTGCAGCCAATTCCTCAAAAGGAATAAATAAAGTCTGGTCTCCCGTGAATAGCTCACAAGTGTAATCCCAGTTTACTCCATCAGCGGATGGCTGGTCAACAATGCGGATAGGGTATGTTTCGTTCTTCTCACCAACAATTAAGTTAGTTTCAGAAAAATACTGCTCGGCAAATTGCAGAGTAAACTGAGCGCCCCCAATTCCTACTTGGCTAGTAGCGGTAACCGCAGAGTCATTAACATAAGCTGCTACAAGGGGTATGTTCTTCTCAGAATCGCCCTGTAGTCTCCAGCGGAAGTCATCATCAGTATCCAGGTATAAGGGATCAAATTTTCTCAAAAAATGAGTAAAGTTAAACCCGCCATTGGCCTTGTGCAGTAAGGTGACAAGCTTAGTGGCATCCTGGGGCTGTGTTTGGTAAATTGCGCCAAGGTGATTTTTCACAGTCAACCCTGACCAGTCGGTAGGAAAATATTCCTGTAATGGTGATACTTGTTGCATTTTTATCTGGTTTTAAAATGGTGTTTCTTATATAAATGGCATTTCTATTGGGCCATCGTCTTCTTGCTTTATTTGTCTAGCGGCAGTCTTCCCTGGTGTGTGGCTCTTATTATCCCTCAGCGTCTTCATTATCTTCTCGGTTGCATCGGTATTTGCCCTCTTCAGTACCTTCTCCCATGAAGGGTTTTTATCAAAGAGACCTATTGCGATATAGTAAGAAAGTATTGCCTCATATTGCACTGGGTCTTCCGCCCTTATCTGCTGAGCCCTGCTTATTGGGATTCCATCCCTAGTCTCTGCTGGCACTGTCATAAGCTTTTTCATGACTTGCCTCTCACGGGCAGTAACCGGGATTCCCGGTATAATCTCTTTCGTCCCCTCCAGAGTAGTGTCAATCTTTTTCATCGTCTCCACTCGTCGTTGCTTCTGATCTGCCTCTGCCTTCGCAGCATCACTGATAGCCTTTTCCTCCCTATCTGCGTCACGCTTTTTAAGCCTCCTTAGGGCAGGTTTGGCTTTGGTGGCGAGCTTATCTTTTTCTACAAGCTCTTCGATGGTATCAAGGATCTCGTCATCTTCAAACCCTCTATTTTTCATGTCCTCTGTGATAAGGGACTTGGAAATATCTTCGTTTTCCTCAAGAGAATCATCCGATATTCCGTCAAACCTTTTCCGAGAAGACTTTATCTTCACATACTCATCGAGGTCTACCCCGCTATTCAAAACTTCAATGAACTGTTGGTACGCTGTGTCCTGTTGCTCCACAATACTCTTTACCGTTGCCTCAATCTCGTCTTGCGTACCGTCTATTGTGGCCCTGATGATATCTTCATCAGATTTTCCTTTAAGGGCTTGTAAATCTAAACTAGGGAGAAGACCTTTTTCCTTCAGAGCTGTAGCATGGAGAAAAGAAGGAGATTCCGTCTCTTCGGGTTTTTCAGCCTTCTCCTCAGCTTTAGATTTATCTTCAGTTTCTTTTACTTCTTCCTTTGGGGTTTCCTTCTCCTCCGCTTCCTCTGCCTCCCTTTCTCTGGCGGCCTCTGCATCCCCTTTATCCAAGATGGTGATAAGATCACTATCTTCTTGTATGACCTTTACGGTCTCTGTTTCTTTTTTGGTTTCCTCGGCCTTCGATTCCTCGACCTGTACTACCACTTTTTCTTTTTTATTGACTTTCTCCACATCGGGTACGTCGTCAATATTAATAACGAATCCTTCTTTGTCCATGCTTATGTTTATTTAGACTAAATAAAAACTACAGAATGCAAGTATAGCAAATATATTTCACTATCACAACAATATGAGTGCTAGGTAATAAAAAAAGGTGTGCCGCCTATAGCCGATTATTGTTTCTTAGCTACAGTGCGCTTAGAGGCAATCTTCTCTTGGGATTTACGGTCTTTGGCCTTTTCGGCAGACTCGTGCTTGCGGTCTTTCTCAGCTTCTGCGGCATCAGCCTTTAGCTCCTTCTCCTTCTGCTTGCCACGTATAACTTCCTTCTCAATCTCCACATCATCATCTATGTTATTCCTATTGTCGTCGTTTGTACCGGCAAAGAAATTCCCCAGAAGGCCAGAGTCCAGTCTCATCTTTTCTAGGATTTGCTGATTCTCTATTTTAGCCATCTCAATCCTTTCCTTGGACTCCAACTCATCCTGCTTGGTGGCTCTCTTAACTTCTTCGACTTGCATGGCTCCATCTATCTGCTGTTGCTGCGCCTCAGCGACTTTAGCATCACGGGTCTCCTGTGCTCTTTCCAGTTTACGGATACTAGCGGATACACTCCTCTCACGCAGTACATCAATAAGGTCTGGGAGGTTGGCTTGGTCATTCTGCATAGCAGCGTGTGCCAGTTGTTGTATGGTGCTGATAAGCTGAGTATCATTAGACCCATCAGACAGATATAGTCCAAATTCACTATCAGCAAGCTCGGTGCCGTCTATCTCAAATATTGTACTTGCCAGCCCATCATCTATATATTCTAGCTTTTTATTCTTTCCTCTCCACGCCTCCTGAGCTACCTCAAGCATTAGCTCCATAAAGCGTATCTTTGTATTGTCGTGCAGAGCGAACCACTCCTCGGTAATAAATGATGAGCGAGCTACACTATCCTGTACGCCTCCCAGTGTCTGCCTGTTTTGTTGCTCCCCTGTCCTCTCAGGAGTAATACCAGCAACTTCTGCCATTTCGTCCTTAGCCATTTTAGCAGCATTAAGGTTTAAAACAACAGAGTCAGAATTCCTTAAGTCATAGGTACGATTACCTATTTGCATATTACCTGCCAGTTTGCCAGTAGCGACACCCTTGGTGCCCTCCTTAAAGGAGTCTACCACAAAGTATCCATTCTGCTCAGCGTACATAAACCACATCTCGGGGCTCCACCCCTCGGGCACGCGGGCCATATCCATCTCAGGGAGCACACCCTTATCACGGGCTGCAGCCATGAGGCTGCGACGCATAAATACATTGTACAGATATTTATAAGGCTTAACGCGGTCCATAAGAGATACCGCCTGATTAGAGTTTATTGCATATACCGTGCCCACGTATGGGGGCCTGCAAATAGAAACATTAGATATATGTGAGCCGTATCTCGGTAGAGGCTGTACGCGGATATAGATATCAGGACCTATGCGTGTCCCGGTCCACCATTCGCTCACCCATTCCCATTTAACCTTTTCTCCCTTTTCCTTATCAAGCTTGTAGGTTTCATCTACTGTATCCTTTTGCTCGTCTCCATTCTCATCAAAATATGTCAGCTCTCCTAATTTTCTCATAGATTTCCACACTACTCTTACAACACGGATATTACCATCAATATCGTAAGCACCCCCAAAGGCTTTTGTATGCCTTGCGTCTACAGTTATGAGTTGGGAGTTACCAAGCTCAAACGTTTCTTTCTCCACATCTATAGGTCCAGAAATAACCTGTGTCCCTGCAAGCCTACCTAGCTCTTTCCCATCCTCTATATCCTTTATATTTTTATCAGAAAGGTCCTCATAATAATCATCAATCACACTCCCTACTGAGCGGTACCCGTCCTCTACAATAATATCTGAATCCTCTACACGGTGGCTCTCACCACTGCGGAGGGTAGATATATTAAGAGGGTTACAGCGCCTACCTACGGGTTCTCCCGCAATCTTCTCAGCACAGTATATCTCCTCGGCAGCAATCATAACATCATAAAAGCCCTCGCTAAACATATGCTTTAGCTTTTGCTCATTCCACAGGTAGTTCAATACCCTTGCAGCAGCGAGCTCCCTTAAGTCCTGATATTCGTAATTAAGATATTTGCCCAAATCTTTAATGCGCTTCTCGGCCTTGGCTTCATCAAAATTCTGATTCTGCAGCTCGTCCATTATAATAGCCCACAACTGGTCCTTCTTGGCATCTTCCTTCATGGAGTACGCATCCTCATTGGATGTACGCACGCGCCAGTCAAAGTTTCTGCGGGTCTCTTCACCCTTTAATACATTGAATTTTGGTACTTCTATAGGATAGTTTTGAGTCTTGGCAGGGAATTCAACCCCCTTTATACCCATGGGGTTAAAAGCCTTCTCCAGGTCGGAGTCGTCCATTATCCCGGAAGCTAAATCATAATTCACTCTCTTTGCATTGAAAGTGGTTCTCAGTCCTATGCCCGCTTCCCTAGGTCCTAGTTGTGAGTCGAATTGGCTGAGTCCTATGCCCGCCTCTATATTTTTTATTCCCCACGCCTCTGATTTCTTAGAGAGAGAGAGTTTTTGTCTGGGGAATGCACGAAGTCTTGAAACGCCGGTTGCCATAATGGAGTATAGTTTTACACGCTATTTAGAATGATTCTAAATAACATAATCATCAAAGATACGAAAATTTTTATAAAAAAGGATTCTCTGGAGCAAGATTTTGCTTAAAAATTTCTGACCTCATGAAGAATTCATCTATTAAAGGCTCATCCTTTTCACTCTCGGCAGCTATCTTGGCCATGCTCTCTCGGAGTATCATTAGCACAGATAGAGAGCTTACACGGTCTGCATTTAATTCAGGGACCCATTCTATTAACTCCTTCAACAGGGGGATACACCTTATACGCTGCAGGTTTAGAATATTCCCGCTAGTGGCTTTTACCGCAGGCTCTAACAGCCATGTTTTAATAAGCTCCCTCCCGTGCCTGTTAATAGCTTCATTTACCCTAACTCCTTTGCTGGTATTTCCGAATCCAGACATTTTTGTGAGCTCCGTATCCTTAAGGTATTTTGGGGTATCGGCAAGAAGGTATAGGCAGTTTTTGTTTTCGAAATAAGAAAACATCCCTTTGTAGTTATTTTCATAATTACACACAGCATTATAAAACATCAGTAGCTTACGCACATTTTCATAGTACTCTTTTGCCGTGCGTGGCCTCCCGGTATATTCTGCCACTATTCGCTCCGTAAGGCGGTTAAAAATAAACGTAGAGCCCAGAGAGGTAGTAGAGGACTCATCATCATCATAGGGGTCCGTGCTTCCGATATATACCCCCCATGGGATTTTCTTGTCTCCCGTCCTCTGGGGCATCTCATAGATAACTATACTCCCTTCAAGGTTTTTATTGTCCTTTAAAGGGAAATCATATATAGGGCGTTGGTTTTTATCAGGCACCCACTCTAAATCTCCGCTATCGCTGCTCACACGCAAACGCCCTATTGCCTCATTATCCTTGTATTCTTTAGGGTGTGTTTCTACATAACTCAGGTGGTCCTCTAGTGCAGCCACGGGGAATATGGTGCCCGTGATACGAAGAGTGGCCTCCTCGGGCGTGAGAGGGAGCTCTGCTATGGCTCGCTTAAGGGAGTTGGGGTCGGTGGTCTCTTTAGCAATTACTTTCCTGTCAGCCTCTATAATAGACATTGCCTTTGGTATATCAGAAATACCATCCTTGTCCATGCACCCCTCCATGTTTTTATATGCAGGGACGAAAAAGCCACACACCGAATCAGGACCTGCATTCTTGCTCCATACATTCTGGCAGGGTAAAATGTTGTAACCACGGGGGTTGTAGAACATCTCTTTCAGACCGAGGAACCCGCTACCCTCAGTTCCACCAGTTCCAAATGCAGCCATTAACCCATAAGTGGCATGGCCTCTCTCCACGGACTGTCTCGCTACGTTCCACGCTATCAGTATGTTTGGGCAGGCACCAGCCTCTTCCCACTCAATCAGTTTCCCCCTTCTTCCTCTAGCGGCATCGGGGTTGTTATGGATAGATACCCCCATAACCTCAGACATATACCCCGTCTCTATCTTAGCCCCCTCATGCATTTCCTCAAAGGATGCCCTCTTGTGTAGGTCTGTATTTTTAAATGCCCTGCGTTTTCTCCATGGAGTATTAGCATCTATAAAGTTCATCATGCTCCATGTCTTAGTTAGGAGCCCGTCCTCTATAAGATATTTTTTGTCATCTGCTATTGCGAAATTATTAGAGCCCTTGATAAGGAAATAGTTTCGGTTAAACATATTCCCCCCCTTGTAACTAAACCCCACACCTCGTGTTTTAAGCACACAGCTATGCTTACCTCGTTTCTCTGCTTCATCGAGATACATAAAATATTCGTAGTCCCCATCATAATAACTAGGAAAGCCCTCTACCCTATCAGCCTGTACGCGACCATCCATAGAGATTTTGCCCCGTGTCTCAAGCTTTTGTATTCTCCCGTAATTTAAGTAGAAGTAAAAATATCCAGGAATATAATCCCCATGGTCGGTGTACCCATCTATGGAGCGGCTAATCTCCTCGTCCCAGTACCTTTTTAGAGGCATAGACCCAGCAGGAAACTGAGGATATTCTTTATGCTCCTCAAAGTGTATTGCCGCAGGGCGAAAGCGGTGTACATCCTTTAAGGGCTTAATTTTTCTTGTATCAAATATAAATTCTGCCACTATTTCTCATAGGACCCTACGGCGCCCCCCCCTCGTATTGTGGTCCCAATATTCTGCTCTTTCTTAACCTTATCCCTCAGGTCATGAATAGATGCTACTAGCTTTGGTATCTGAGCCACAGCCTCCATGGCTTTCTTTGCATCAGACACTTTTACTGGTCTCCCCTCATTATCTTTTTTATTGGGGTCGAAGTTTAAGTTATCGAAATAATCTGTCAGCCCAGCTAGGGTTTTATCTACCGCCTTAAGGAGCCTCATGGTGTCTGTCTCTTGTAGTCTATCATATTTTTCCATGGCCGCCCTCACAGTATCATCCTCCTTCCATTGAGGTCTTGTTTTAATAATATCCTTACGGATTTCCTTTTTCCTCTCATCGGTAGGATATGCCCTATAGGGAGACTGGTAGTCAGCCATAAAATACACATATGCAAGATCCTCCACGGCTTGTGGTTTCATCCTGTTGGTAGCCTTATCCCTGCTCCATAGTGCCCTAAACTCTGGTATAAGTAGTGCCTCGGGGGAGGGATAGGGGCCGTTATCCTTTATTGTGAATAGCTCCATCTTTTAGTTTTTGATATTTTGCTTCTCTTTCAGCCTTACGCCCCCGGTATCCGGCCCCTCTCCTGTGGAGATCATCCATCCTACTGCGACGCACCTTCCATGTCCCAAAGCCCTTAAGCTTTACACTAGAGAAAGTTTCAAACTCCCCGGGGGTAGCAGAGCGTATAGAGTCCCGTAAAAACTCATACTGGGTTAGAATTATAAAGCTTATCACCCTCTTGGGAAGATTATACTTCACAGATAGGCGCTCTATTATTCTCTCAGATTGCTTACTCCTCATCAGGCACGTCCACCTTAAGGTCAAACATAAGCCTTATGTCCCGCTCAGGATATATCACATACTGCGCTACAACCTTTTTATCTTTCACTATCCCCAGTCTGCGGAGCTGGGAGAGATATGAGTTGAGGTGGTTATCAGGCATACCAAGCTTCGAGCTCATTTTCACCTTAGTGTCGTAATCAAACACCATTTTCCAGCGAGCATTCTCATCAAGAGCCTTATAGGAGTTGTTGTAATAAAGGAGTTGCGCCAGGACCTTCAGCGGTATATCGTTGAGGTGGGTCTCCTTCTTGTGGATATGCGTGAGCACCGCATTTATATATGGGCGCTTCAGGCGGAGGTAGTCCTCGAAAAATGATTCGAGGCTACAGTTGTAAGAAAAATTTTCTTCCATGCGTGGCTACGTTAAGCCACAAAAATACTAAATAAAAACCAATTTTCAAAGTTATTTAGAATAATTCTAAATTAGACCTTCCCTAATATCCCTATAATATCGTGGTCAGCTAACAGGAAATATGTTTTCCCTTTATCCCGTATAGGATGTCCAGAGATATTACGGAAGGCCACCCTATCTCCTGCAGACAAATCATTAGCGCTAGTGTGTCCGGTATTCCCTAGTGGCATCTTACCACAGTCAGGACCTAGAGCCACAATAATTCCCTGAAAGGGATGCTCGTAATAATAATCCTCAGGTTTATCGCTACCCTCAAGCAGGATAACTTTTTTATCAGCTTTTTTAACATCTATGACATCTACCAAGACATTTGCCTTTCGTGGCACAAATGTTACCGAGAATCTCCTCCCGCAAGCCTCTTCAGGGGTTTCCTTCTTAACTTCCTGTTTTTCTCCTCCTTTTACTACTTCCATTATTTGCTAAAATTATTTATTATTAAATCTTCTATTGCAGTCCCCAAATTATCAGTTAGTGTTTCGTCGTTATAAAGCTCTGTCTGACCTATCATAAAAAGGATACAGTGAACTATCTCGTGACACAGGGTGTGAAATATCCTTTGCTTTGGGATATCCTCCCCATCAAAATTAGAGCATAGTTTTATCTTGTTGTGATTTATATCCGACTCTCCCAAAACCCCTTTGCCATTACAATAATCATCATCAAAAACTATTTTAATATCCTGATTAAAAATCCTAATACTATTGGGGATTGTTTTCATGTAAGTGGCTGTATATCAAAAGGACAAATCATCTGGGTGGTGCTTCAGGTTGGGTGCCGGACCCGCCCCCACAAAATCATTTACTGCTTCCTGCTGCACACCCTGCTGCTGGGCCTCAGCCCTCTGCGCGATATTGGTGGCCTCCAAAACCTCTATTTTTATTACCTTTAGGGTATTAAAAAACCTCCCTACAAACTTTTCGTTTTTACTCTCCTTGCCCTGGATTACAAAAGATACTTTAATTTTATTCCCAGCCCTAACCCCTACTAGGGCGCTGGTCATATCATTGATGCAATCGAACTCAATAAAATCTTCGAAAATCTTGTCCTTAAACGTACTTTGGTTTAGCAGGACAAACGACTGCTTGGTAAAAAACTTTGAGAATTCTGTGGGGCTTTCATCCACTCGGTGGACTGTCCCGGTTATTTCATAGATTTGGTCTGACATTTTTTCTTTTCTCCTTTTTGCTACATTTAAAAATTAATATCACGGGCGGATAATCAACCATACCCGTTTTCTACATTTAGGGCACTTGCACTTTTGGATACACCTCCCCTTACACGTAAACGAAATTTGGCATTTGGTGCATACAAATTCTGTGGTGTGCTCTGCCACATTAGTTTGTGATCGCCATATTTATTACGGTCCCGTCCGATAGGCAATATGTCCCACTAGAGGGCAGGACGGTGGTCCAGTTGGTGTATGTGGCTGTGGA